TCGTTTGGTCGTTTAGGAAGGAAGTCGGATAGATTATGCAATCCATACTGATCAATACTAGCACGTTCTACTTCTGAAAGTGCAGTTTCCTTACGAGAGTATTTTGAAGTACTATAATCTGCATAGCCACCTTTTGATGTCTTTACAATATTAAAGTCTAATCCTCTCTCGGTATCTGTTGGGAGTTCTTCCATCTCAGGATCCATAAGAGCCGCTTTAACAATATTAAAGATTTGCGGACTAATCATGAAACGTCTGATTGGGTTCTCCGGAGCCTGATCGTCTCCATAACCAGCTTCTCGTACAAAGCCTTGGAAGATATAAGAACGCTTCTTCCAATACTTACGACCCATGTCTTCAAGACTTGAGTCTTTGAACCATGTACGTACTTCTGCCAGAATTGGACAGGCGTTAGGTTCCCACATTTCAATACAAGGAACTTGTACTACTTGCGGTTTACTATTAACGTCACCTTTGATTCCGTTAAAAGGCAAACGAATCATATTTCGTTCTACCCAAAAGAAATCATTTTTAGTGTCTGAGTCGGGGAGGAAACGAAGCCTGGAAGTAGTTCCTTCTGCGGCTTGCCAGTGTGCGTAAACAGCATTGTCGCCGCCACTTTGATTGTTTCCGAGTCTATTTTCTTGAGATGCGAGTTTCGCACGTATTTCAGCTAATGAAGCCATGATGTATTCTCCTTTTTTGTGCCATAATGTTTTGCTATATTTGCCTAAGCACATACACAGTATATGCTACTTTTATTTAGCAGTCAACAGGCTTTTTTACCAAAAAGAGAAAAAAGAGGATTTTGTGGTTTATTTAAGTCCAGCTAGTTGCTGAAGTTCTTCGATAGCTTCAACTTTGGTTGCTTTTGGTAAACTTTGGATTGTGTGTTTTCCAATAGCAGTTGTTAGCATAGCCATTCTTTTAGCTGATACGTCGGCATCTTCAGTTTCAGGTGCTGGTTCTTCATCTGGCCCTTCTGCATCAGCAGGTGCCGGTTCTGATTCTGGCTTCCAAGTACGTAAATATGATCCAACGGCTTGAATCTTTTCAAGCATTTCTTTTTCCATGTAATCATGGTCACCATTGGTTACTTCTTTCCATAATGGAGTAAACCATTGTACTATAGTTGATCTTGCATCGCCATCTGGACCTTGTATTTCACTAGCAGAATATAAGTTATCATACAATTCATCATCACCAAACACTGCACCAATAGCATTAGTTGCATTATCGCCTTCAGTGCCAAATTTAAGTGGTTTAGACATTAACTTTTTAAACGTTTCAACTTCTTCATCAGTTGACGGTAAGTGCCAGGTACCTTCCTTTAATTCGGAACCTTTTTCTGATGTTGGCTGTTCGTTGCTATCCATAATGCTGTCTGCCCATGCATCAATTTCATCGTTAACTGATTTAGTTAACTTCCCAGCTTCGTTTACTTTATGGTATGCTTTATACACAAAGGGGAGTGCTTCTTCAATGCGATGATCTAAAAACTTTTTAGTAAAGCGTTCTTTTAAAGAGGCTTCGTCGTCTATTTCAATTTCTTCTGAAGGTGCATGATTATCCCAAAATTTTGCATAACCTTTTGGTCCACGCATTGTTTTTAATCCACGTTGTACTTCAGTGTAACGGGTACGGGCCGCTTCAACCATATGTGGAATATCAGTATCTTCAAATGCTTCTACGTTTCTTGTTGCCATTAAAAACTTTCTTAGTTGTTGCATTTCAGTAACCATGTCGTAGATTTTGTTGGTGCGATCATCAACCATCATACCGCCCTGAGCAACATGCTGACCAATAGCACGAGCACCATGTAGATTGGTTGTTTTTAATTTATAACGTTCACCTTCTGCTGTTTCTACAAATACTGCGTCAATATTTCTTGTTCTTGATCCACGTTTCTCTTCATCAACCATATCAACATGCTTAATAATAAGACGAGTTTCGCCAACGTGGTCATAACTTTTTCTTTTTGTTCCGTACATCTTACTTTCCTGAATATCTAAATCGTTGGTTTGTTGAATGGACGTTTTTGTCTGTTGCATAATATCACGTAAATCCAGCGAACTGCGATTGATATCTCTGGTATCAAATGTTAGTGTATTCTTTCTAGCAAACTGACGCATGTTACGCAAGAACTCAAACCATTCATCTTGTTCTTTTCTATCTAAGTTGCTACTAAGGTCTTTATTAAAGTATACCTTTACACTTACTCCGTCAATGATACTTATAGTTACATTGCCAAAGTCTTTTTCACCTGACATGTAATTAAAGTTAAAAAATCGTGCTTGACTTGGGTCTGATGTGTTCTTACCAGACTCGGTTCCTAACGTTACGTTAGAAAAACGGCTACGAATTTTGTCGAATAATAGCTCTGCAACTTTGTTTATATCTTTCATAATACTATTTACCTAACTTAAACAATTAGTCCTTGCGAAAATATGTGTAACTTGCAAGTCGCTGACACGTTGTTGGTAGCAACATTGAATGAAATAACATGTTAGTTTCATTGTTTGGATTTAGCATCAAGTAACCGCTGTTTGGTATAAATTTAAACTGGTACGTAAGTCCATAATCATCAGTTACTCTACTTCGTTTTTCTTTTGGATCAAATTTTGGTGTCCAAAACGTTGTTCCATTCTCACCATCCCAGTATAAATGTAATGCTATTTTTACATTATCATCTCTGTGTATGCCAATTGTAAAGCCTGGTTCATCTATCCAAAAACGTGTACCTTCTGCGTGATCCCATTGGCTGTTTATTGTTGAATTAATAAGAGGAAGTTGTTCTCTAACTTGATCTTCTACTACATTGCATAGTGGATGATCTTCTATCATTTTACGTTTCAGATGATCCTGAGCATTTTCTTTGCGCCAACGTTCTGGGTTTTCTTTTTCGTGTGTGTAAAGTTCAGTTTGTACTCTTTTTAGTGTTTCGTTATCAACTACATTGTTAATCCAGTAAAGGTTCTCAGTTATCTGTTCTATCTCCATACGTTCCTCTTACACAACTATAAATGGCATCGGTTCAATGTAGTCATCAATTTGATCTTTTAGTTTGTCATCAAGATCTGAGTCAAAGTTTTGTAGTAGTTGAATCATTCTGACTGCTAACAAAGTACTCATTACTAAGTCATCATGTTCACCTGGCTTTGCACTAAAACTTATGCCATGACTAACAAAGGATTTTAATTCCGATAATAAATTTTTACTGTTTACTGTTATCTTGTTTGTTTCAAGTAACATTTTAAATTTAGAACAAGCGGCTAGTTTACTCTTAGCAGTGGTATTGAATCCTCGACGGAATTTACGAACATTACCTTTTTTGGCCGCTTCGCTAAGAAACACACCTGAAATATTCTCTTCACCAATTTCACTGATACTTACTAGCCCTGCTTCTCCTAGTGTATTATTTTCAATACTATAATAAATCTTATTAGGGTCGCCAATAATGTCATTTATATAACTAACTATCTCTTTTAGTATAACAATTTGTCTTTGTATTACTGTTTTGTTATGTTTCCACTCAGCAACTTGTACCAAACTAGGTACTTCATAAACCTGTATAGCTGAGTTGTCTCCGCCAGTTCCTAAACTAGGATCTAATGCAACTACATACTGACATCCAATTTCAGGTTTCTTGAACCAACGTACCTGTCCTTGCTTTTCAATTGGTTCACGACCTTCGAGTTCAAGCAATTTAATACTACTAATTAATGTCTCGTCATATATAATAGGTTCACATTCGTGTTCTCTTTTAAACCTTTCGTCGCCGATACTAGCACGTTCTTGAGTAGCCCATTCTACGTCTCGTTCAGGATGCCTATCCCATACAGCCATGTATCCTTTAAAACCATTTACACCTATTTCGGTTCGGTTCCCAAATTCATCTTGTGTTTTATTAGCACCCTTCCATAGCAACCAAAATTGGTCTTCGTCACTATTTGGTGTGCTTGTAAGAATAGCTTTACCACCTGTTGCTAGTGTAGGACTAATACTAGTCCAAAACTCTCGAGCAATAGTATTACGAACAAATGCAAACTCATCACAATACAACAATGTAATACTCATACCACGTCCTGTTGTTTCAGTTGTTGTAGTACTAACAATTCTACTGCCATTTTCAAAGTCTATACTGCCCTTGTTGTAACTAGTAACACCAGCACGAATATGATTTGGACATAGCTCATAAGCATAACGAATACGTTGCATAATTTCCTGGGCACCTGTGTATTTGTGTGCCGCAATAAGAATAGTACTATCTGGCTTAAACATGGCATACCACAACAAATAACCTGCCGCTGTCGTAGTTTTACCCATCTGTCTACCTAGTAAATTAATACTAAAACGATTATTATGATAGACATCAATTAGCTCTCGTTGGTAATCAAACGCATTATAAAGTAAACGACCTTGTGTAGGATGCTGAATATAGAAAAAGTTCTCAAGGAAATAGGAAACGCCGTTGACAGGATCAGCAGATTTTACAAGTTCTGCTAATTGTGTTTTGGAATAAGATTCACTCTTGTGTGCAGGTTTAACTAATACACCTTCTAAACTTTTACTCAATGTAGATTTCCCCTGTGGTTAAATACGTTTCAAGTATACACTATACTTATCACTCAACACTAGCCTAATAAGTATTAATGATGGACACACTTTTATTAAATGCAAACTACGAGCCAATATCAATTATTCCGTTAAGCATTATTGGCTGGCAACAGGCAATAAAACTAGTATTTTTAAACAAAGTAACAGTAATTGAAAACTACCCAGACAAAGTAGTACGTAGTCCTACAGTGTGCTATCCTGTGCCAAGTATATGTGTAACACACGAATACTTTAATCCAATGAAACGAGTAAAGTTTAGCCGTGCAAACTTGTACTTGCGAGATATGTTTCAGTGCCAATATTGTGCAGAAGTATTTGAAGAAAAAGAATTAACAATTGATCATGTTATTCCAAAAAGTGCTGGAGGAAATATGTCATGGGAAAATTGTGTAACTGCATGTAAGCCATGCAACTGGAAAAAAGGATCTAAGATACAGAAGCCGTTAAGAGTACCATTCAGTCCTGAATATTATCATCTAGTTAACAAATGGCGTAAAAGGCCAAGTAGAACTAAGTTAAGAGAAGAATGGTTACCTTACTTAGGATTAACTAAATCTAATCTTCAGATTGGTCGTCTTGAGGATTAAGTGCATACTTAGCTGGTACTTTACCTATACCAACAATCCTATCCCAAGCTCGTTGAGTGTATTTCATAGAGTTAACCCCAGCTAACTCAGACTCATCTTCTGTCTTTGTATCGCTGGGGTTATTATTTTTACTATTCATAATTTATTTACAAGGTGTAGCCGTTTGTACTTTGCCTACACGACTTTCTTCGGTTGAGGTATCAACTTGTTTAAAATAGAGTAGTTGTCCTTCTTTAAGTTTGTTGCTGGTAATAAAAGCAAAAGCAGTTTCACCATTTTTAGGATTTTCTGATCCTACAACATGACAACCAACCCAATCATAAGCAATTTCACCTTTTTTATAATGTGGTGTACAAGCCGAAGCTAGTACTAGTGTGAGTAATACTCCAAAAGTAGTTTTCATAATAGTTTGTGTCCTTTCAACCTAGACCTATTATAGCAAAGATCTTCCGGTTGGTCAAGTTATTTTACAAACGTATTTAACCAAAAACTAGCTCAAAAGCCGTTTGGTACTAATATGTAATGTATCGTTAATACAATACCTAAACTTGCACCTAATCCAACTAACATTTTTAAGAAATCTCTACCTATAAGAGGAAATACATTTTTTAGTTTATATTCGCCATTACTAAGTGTACCTATTGCTAATTCACGACCACATAGTATACCAACAAATACCCATGTAGTTGACATTGGAATATTGTTTAGTTCTTTAAAGAAAAGTAAACATATAAAGTATGCCGTATTAATAATAGTTGCACTTCTTACATATCTAGTATGTGCTTTTTCTAATACAATTTCTTGTATCTTGCCGCCGCCTTCACGGAACATAAATGCGAGTCCGCCTACAAATA